TAGAGAAGGAGGAAGACCTCTTTTAGTTCAACTCCAAGTTCAACTACCAAGTTGAACTACAAGTTCAACTAAGCGGTTCAACTAAGCGGTTCAACTACTAAGCGCGAACACGGACGGACGGACGGACTAACGAAGAAGGTTTTGTCACCTTTTAGAGAAATACTTACCTAAGTAACGTGCGCGAGAAAACCCAAAAAAATCATCCTCGAAAGGGAAAAAAATGACCAAGATCGCCATCGTCGGGAACCTCACCGCAGACCCCGAACTCAAATTCATCCAGTCCGGTGCCGCCGTCGCGTCGTTCACCATCGCAGACACACCCCGCACCTACGACAAAACCACGGGCGAATTCAAAGACGGCGAAACCACCTTCTGGCGATGCAGCCTGTGGCGTGAACCCGGTGAGAACGCCGCCGAATCGTTGACCCGCGGCACCAGGGTCGTCGCCATCGGAGAAACCAAAACCCGGTCGTATGAAGCCAACGGCGAAAAGCGTTCGGTCGTTGAGGTCACGGTCGAGGAGATCGGGCCGTCGTTGCGGTACGCGACCGCCCAGGTGACCAAAACCAACCGGGGCGGGTCCAAGCAGGCCGCAGGCGGCTGGCCGGAAAGCAACACCGACGAAGCGCCGTTCTGATCGTGCCGACACCGATGGACGACCTACACGCCGCCGCCGTCACCATCCCCTGCGCCGACTGCCATGCGGTTATCGGGGAGCTGTGCCGGAACAAGCGCCACGGCGGCACAACGATCATCCCGCACCCGAAACGGTTGAGGGACGCAGAGGAGGTGCCGTTCTAGGTGCCTGAGAGCCACGCTGAGCCACGAACACCGTCCACCCGGTGTCACCGCACCCAAGACCGCGCCCACCGACGTAAGAACTGCGTTGACTGCGCCGCCGAAGGAATCACCACCCGACGCAAAGCGCCGTATCCAGGCCCACGCTGCACAACCCACCACAGAGCCAAACGCACCGTCCGCAAAGCAGGCGCCCAAGAAGCCCGCTGGGCCAAGGTCTACGGCATCACCGCCGACGAATACTGGGCCGTCCACCGATTCCAATACGGTGCCTGCGCCATATGCGAACGCGCCACCGGCACCACCAAACGACTGTCCGTCGATCACTGCCACAAAACCGGTGTCGTTCGCGGGTTGCTCTGCACAACGTGCAACCGGCACGTCCTAGGGCACCTCAGGGACGACACCGACGCTTTGCAACGCGCCATCGACTACCTACAGCACCCGCCGGCGATCTACGCCATCGGAGAAAGGACGGTTCCCGGGCATGAATGAAGACGACATGATCCTGCTCGAACTGACACTCAAACGGTTCATCAACTCAGACGGCGAAATGAACTGGCTGATGGAAACACCCGAAAAGTATTCGCCGTTAGACGCACTCGGCCTACTCGTAGGCGGCATTTTGAAAATTGGTGAAGAAATGCGTCTCGCGAGAAAAAGAGACGACCAATGAACCGCTGGAAAGTCATCAAACGCGATAACCAGTGGCGGGTCTACGACCGAGGGATGTGGCACGAAACCCACGACACGTTGGTCGAGGCGCACACCGCGGCCACGCAGCTAGCGGTCACCACGATGTGCTTCGAACCCGGCGGCCTCACCATCCTCAAATACCTGCGAGCCGGAGAAGTCCTGGCGAAGGCAGTTTCATGAGGCGCCAGATTTACAACGTCGCAGCGACATGGTTCTGCCTAGGCGTACTCGCCGGAACTGTGTTCGGGGCCGCCGCATGCCAACCCCAACCATCTGTTGAAAGGACTTACCAGTGACAGCGATCCTCACCCTCGCAGGCGCACTCATCCTCGCCGGCGTAGCGACATTCGGATACTTCGGCGGGTACTGGTACCAGTACTGGGTACAAGTGCGACAGACCGCTAAAGCACCTGAGCGGAAGCACTACCGGGAGCCACGTTCTGCGGAAAAGTTGGGGCTTACGGGTGACGGCGAATGAGTGACCTCCGCACCCGCATCGCCGAAGCCCTGAAAACAGCCGACAGGAGGGTGGCAGGGTTTATCGGCTACGAAGAACGGGCCGACGCGGTCATCACCGAACTCAACCTCGACAAACAGTTCGGCTGCCCCGTCCCAGGCCACCACTCCTGCCGCTGCTCCCACCGCTACACCACACCCTGGAAAGACAACGATGACTGACCCGGCGATCACCGCAGCCTCAGACCAAGCCCACGCCGAAGCCGAACACACCCTCAACAAACTCATCGGGTGGTGGAGAGAAAAGAACGGTTTACACAACCTCGCTAAATCCGATCAGGTAGCGATCCTGACCTACATCCTCACCACCAGCGCACCCACCACCTACGCGGCGTTGCTCGCTACCGCTATCGCCCGACTCGTAGACAAGGACACCCCATGAACCGTTTCACCTGCCGCCACTGCAACACAGAAACCACCGAAGCCACCGCGTGGTGGCGCATCACATCGCCCTGGCCCCGCTGCTGCGGCTCAGACATGAAATGGAACTTGTTCATCCGCTTCGATGACAAAGACGGCGACAAATGAGCGCACTCAACATCGCGACCATCATTGTCAGCGCACTCTCCATCACCATCAGCGCCCACACCATCACCACCACCAAAAAGCGACTCGCCGGAATCCAATCAAATCCAAGGACCGCCAGGGCCGCAAGGAATGCCAGGAAAGTGCGAATGCCATGACTGACCTCAAACCCGGTGACACCGTCACCGTCACCTTCCAAGACGAAGACCACCCCGGCGTCATCGAAAACATCCACCACGGCTGGATCTACGCCCGCATCACCATCGACCCCGAACTCGACTACGGAAAAATCAGCGCCAGACTCGCACCACAATCCACCGTCTGCGTCCGACACAACAACATCCGAAAGACCAACCAGTGACAGACGGCAACATCACCGCAGCCAAACAAAAACTCACCCACTCCATCACCCGCCTCACCGCACCCAGACCCGCCATCCACGGCACCACCACCCTCTACCAACCCAGCCTCTACACAAGCCTCGAACAAGACCTAGGCGGCACCACCAACGGCAAAACAAGCCACGCAGCATCCAAATCCATGCCACCCCTCTGGATCGACGCCGCCGACCTCCTCACCCGCATGGACGCACAAACGTATAAATGGGTTCCCAAACGCGGCACCACACCCCAACGCCTCGAAATCCTTGGAACACACACTTGGCGGCCCCAAGACACCGACTACGTCAACGGCATCGCAGGAACCGTCAACCAATGGTGCGACAACATCCAAGGCTTACTCGACCCCAAAGCCTCAAAACACATCGCAGCACCATGCCCCGCCTGCGGACAACAAAACATCAAAACCAAAGACTCCGGTGGAGACGTAGTGCGCCGGCCGGTCCTCAAAATCATGGCCGACACCGGCTGCACATGCCAAGCCTGCAACACATTCTGGGCGCCCGAACAGTTCGTCGCACTCTCCAAACAACTAGGCTTTCTGCCCGCGAGCGTTCTGGAATAAAAAAACCCCAAACCTTATTGCTAATCTGCAATTCGTGCTTTATCATGAACCCATCACGTTTGTGCTGCCCAAAAACAGCCGCGTGAAAGAAACCCCGACACCTACCCCCCAGGTGCCGGGGTTTTCCCATTAACTGCACCTGAAGGGGACACCGTGGCAATGGCGACCCAACAAACCAAACCTATTAGCGTCGACACCGGAAGCCACGAACCCCCCCAGGTCGCAGCACTCAAAGCTTTACAAGAATCACGAAAGCACCGGCACCACCCTGAATGCCGGTGCTTCCGCTACCAACGCCTTTACTGCACCCCAGCCGATGCCGTGTGGCAAAACGCGATCAACCGCGAACTCTCAAACCTTGCTGCCGGCGAGCGGATCGGGCAGCACGTCGGGTAGGCGCCAAATCTTGCGGCCCTCATCGCTGAGGTGGGTGTGCTGGTTGACGCGGATCAACAAATCCCCATCCGACTCAAGCCTTTGCCGGTACGCGAACCCGCCCAAAGATGCGTCCTCAGACGGCCCAAGATCCGGATCGAACTCCACCACCTGGCGCTCAAGCCTCTCGTAGAACCCCACCAAGCGTTGCAGCTTCAAGAAGTCCATGCCTTTGCCCGCGGTGGCGTAAAACTCTCCGTGATCCCGAAGCCGGCGCATCACCGCCTGCTGCCCCAGAGCGGTCGGCACAGACCAAGGCCAATGCTGCATCACTTGCTGAACCGGCGTCATCTTCCCGTACTTACGGACGTGATACGACACCGCTTGATGAGACACCCCGAACATCCTGGCTATCTCGGCTTGATTCATACCTTTGCGTTTCAAGTCTTCGATCAGCGCCAACGTCAACTCCGGCCGCTCAGACAACATCTTCGCACCTCCAAACCTTTCCCTTGTAACAGTAGCAACCCTCGGTTCGGGATCAAGCCTTTCCCCTGGAGATCAAGCCTTTCCGAATCAAGCCTTTCCCCAAAACGAATCAAGTCTTTCCGAAAACGAATCAAGCCTTTCCCCCCTCAATAATCGGAAAACACACAGAGTTCGGCAGATACGTCGGAACCCAGCCGGCCGCAGTCACATACCCCAGACTCTCAAGCGCAGACTCCCACGGCAACTCCAGCATGTCCGACTCATCAGCCCAGCCGGCAGGAAACTCAAGCGGCATGTCAACCAGCACGTCAACGAACTCGCGGTAGTCGCCGTCAGGCTCGAACTCCTCAACCTGAATGATCAGGCCGGGTTCGCAGGCGTTCCAGATGCCGACCTCGCACCACAAACGGGTTTCAGTAACCATTGCCATTGTTCTTCAACTTTCTGTCATCTTGCTGATACGCTGATCAGCATCAGTGGTCAGGCTGGCCAACAGGCCAGTCCTGGTTACGGAAACCCGAATCGCGAATCCACATTCCGGAAATGCCATTCGTGAAAACCGATTCCGGTATCCAAATTACGGAATTACAATTTCGGAAATGCAATTCACGAAATGTGCTTCGTGTTTCCCGTTCGGGACCGAACCGCCCTGGGCGCTACCGGCCGAACCCGTCATGCCGGCGCCAACACGTCGATACGGCGCGCGATGCGACCACCGCGGCCGCCGACTACCCGCGGCCGGCATGCCCGAACATCGCGCAACGGGTACCCGTACCGGCCGCCGGACCCACAATCGAATACCGACCCCGCCGGTACCCTATGGCGCCCGTAATCCGCGCGGAACGACTCTGGCGTCTCATACCGAACGGGTTCGCCTATCGTTGCGAACCCGACCAACACGGCCGGACCCGTACCCGTTCGAACGATACCGACCCGCCGGCCGACATACGCGCGCAGAGAATCCGTTGCGCGCGTCTCTACAGTCTTACGGCCGGACAGAATGTCGACAGTGAACGGGTGCGACCGGTCGTTGACGTTGATGCCCATGGCGGGCCGTCTAGCGCCCATTACCGGCCGCCCTGGGCGTCTGCAGCGGCCGCGGCGCCCGTGCAATACGGGCGACACGATTCTCCGGCGTCGGCGCCGCAATCGTCGCAAACGGTCCACGCCAGATCCGACGACATATAGCGCGTCGGCGCAAACTTAGTGCGGTCGGAATAGTCGACGTCATCCCATTGCACGACGTACACCAAACGCGCGCGTTTGGTCGGATGACGGCCGACGTCGACCACGGTACCGACCACGCCGGTATCGGGCATGCCGGACGGATACACCCTGTAGTTGACTCTGGAACCGATTCGGTAGCGCATGACGTAGTCCTAACTGTTAGTTGGGTTTGCGGATACTGACAACCGCATGCCGGCCGCCGGCGCCCTGGAACGGCGCCGGCGGCCGATAAACCGTGTCAGACCGACTGCGCCGACCGAATGAACCCGGCCGAATTGTCTCGTTTCCACGCGTGCCCTTTAGCGCGCAACCCGACCACAACGCCGCGCGGGTCGTTGCGCCGTTCATCGGATAGATCCCCATCGATTACCGGGTATCCGTTCCACGTCGCAGGCAGTGCGGCGCCCCTGGGCGTATCGAACGGTACTGCGACATTATCGCCGGCCGCCAGAATCGCAGTCAGATAAGCGTCTGACGTGTGCGATGTTTCTTTCGCTGAGTACGTCAGATGGTAATCAGCGGACGCCACGCGGTCGGCCGGCGACCACGCAGTGTAGTCGTAGAGTTCCACGCCCGCGGCCGCAAGCGCCGAAATCATTTCGGGCGCGAGCATTTCCCACCGGATATCACTTGTTGTGTTCAAACGCAGGTTGATTCGGCCGTGGCGCCGCAACGACGCGCGGATCTCGGCGCCGATAATCAACCCGCATTCATACGGGTGCGCGATGAGAAACATCGTGCGGATAGCTTGCGCGCGTTGCGCCGTAGGCATGCCCGACTGTCCGGAGAACACGAGACAAGCCGCGGCGCAACCTAACGACGCGCGCGGGCATGTATTGAACGCGCCGGACAGACCGAATACGGATCGCGCGGAATTCAACGTCTCCCGCATCAATCCACGTTCGGGTGTCAACATCAAACCGAACGACGGTAACGTGTTCTTCGCGAGTTTTGTCTGCGCTAATCCGGGCGTGAGTATCGGCGCCGGCGCCGCGGCATAGCCGACCCGACCCCGTAGCTCGCCCTGGAGATCCCGGGCAGACTTAACGGCGTCTCGGTCGGCGCGCGTTTCCTGACGCATCCCGCGGACAACCGCGGCGCCGAAGTCATCGCGCCGAAGGATTAGTTCGGTTCGGTTCAATCCGCGCGGGAACGTGTCGCCCTGGGCGGTGGTGAGGGTAAGTGCGATAGCCATGATTTTCTCTCTCTGGTAACAGTCGCAAACATCTACCGGCGGTAGAACAACGGGCGCCGGTAAGCCGGCGCCCGAAGCACAACGGCCGCTAGCGGTCGGTAACAGTCGCAAGTTGCGAGGATACGAACATCGCGAGCGCCCGACCGATAACCTCCGGCAGCGCATCCCCGACCGCGTCGTAATCCACGACATCAACGACGGCGTCCTCAAAAGACATCCACGTATTCTCGGACGGGTCGTTCCGATAAATACCGACCGACCAACCTTGCGGAAACGAATCCCCGTTATCCCGCGCGACTGCCTCATAAACGAGACGCGTCCGCAAGCTGCAGAGACCGTCGTCGACTGCGACAATCCAATGGCCCGATTCGAGCCGTCCTTCGAGCGCCATACAACCGCCTCCGGTACCGACCTCCGAAAGACTGATACCGAACCGGTCTGCGACCGCGGACAGGATGGATTGTGCGGATTGTTCGATGTCGTGCGCAGTAGTAGTCATGCTGCAGACAATACACAGAACAGGTAACAGACGCAAGTCTGATACCGTGGTCGGCATGAAACGAACAACCCTAATCCTGTCCGCACTCACCGCCGGCATAATCGCCGGCGCAACCGCAACCGAGATCCACGCAACCGCCCAGGGCGCCGTCGTAGTAATGCCATACTGCGCCACCGAAGACGGTTCCGACTATCCCGGTCGGCACTGCCTATGGGTCGACCCCGATACCGGCCGCGGGTACATCAACGGCGCCGCAACCATCACGCGCGGTGGCGCCGACTAACTACACACTGCGCCGACCCACTAGCGCCCGACTACCGACCCCGGTAGTCGGGCGCTCTGCTATCCGCATGCGGTCGGCGCGCATGCCCGGTCGACGTCGCATGCATGCATGGCGCCCGGGCGACGTCGTGGCAATGGGCAATGACATTGCGGCGCCCGGTCGACGTCGTTTGCCCAGGGCGCCCGCGGCAGCTCGGCGCCGCGGCCGGCGCCCGGTCGAGCGGGTCGGTCGGCGCAGGTCGGCCGGCGTCGTCGCAGGTCGGCGCGTCGGCGCCGACCCCCAGGGGAGGTTAGCCTACCCTAAGTACCCCGACCGGGATGTAATGCTGCCGAGATTTTCTGTACGGGTTTCCAAGGCCGTGACCTGCACTTTTCGCCCGCCGGCAATCGAAAACGAGAGGTCAACGTGGTTATCGGTGCTGGTTGGCGCGAGAACGTCGAGGCGAACCTCGCCAACGACGAGTGGTTGATGTGGCTGGGTGGAGGTGCGATCTTTTGGCTGCTCGCGGTCTGCACTTACGCCGTGATCCAGGCTGTGAAGCCGCCCGATGACGAGTAGTTGGGCGTCTTCTGGCCGGCGGGAGGAGTTGCCGTCGAATTGGGGTCGGTTGCGCCGCCAGGTGTTGCGTGAGGCCGACGGTAGGTGCGAGTTGCGGGTGGAGGGGTGTTTGGGTGTCGCGTCGGAGGTCGACCATATCCGGCCCGGTGTTGATCATTCGCGCTCGAATTTGCGGGCGGTGTGTCGTAGGTGTCACGCATTGAAGTCGTCCGCGGAGGGTAATGCGCGTTTGGCTGAATTGCGCCGGTTGCGTCGGCGG